ACTCAGAGATAAAATTAGATAACGACTACACAATATCCATATCAACCACTGGTATAAGCCCAGACCCAGTTACGGTAAAAGATGTTGACGCTCAGAACTTTTTTGTTTTGAAAGCTGCATGCCTAGCTGACCAAAGCAGCCTAAGAACAAAAGCTTTGTCGGCTGGCAACTCTGTTAAGCTTGGCCCCGCTTCAATAAGTAGCGGCCCAAATGTGAACGGATATAAACTGCTTATAGAAGTAGGTCCTTGTCAGACATATGAAACCTCGAAATGGGAATATGAGGTTGGCAATATAAAAGCAATCAGAGCTATACTTTCTCCTTTCACAGGAAACAACTTCGACCCAACGAATCTTGGCGTAGGAGGTTCTCAGTATGGCGGCAAACAAGGTTACAGAGATTAGGTGATTTATGGCAAACGATGTAGCTAAATGTATTACTGCGAACGACATAAGAAACGGAGATACCGTAATCTTAGGTTCTGCGATTACACCACTAAACAATAGTAGTATTACCGACCAATCTACTTTAACTCTTATTGCTGACATAGAGGGCAAGTATGATGCGCGTTTTGACGACGCCACATATTATGGTGACAGCGGATTGCTTACAGGTATAGTGGCATCATATAGGCTCGACGAACTTTCTGGGGTAAGAAAAGACTCCTCTGGAAACGACAGAGACTTAACCGACAATAACACAGTAGGCGCTATAGTTGGCAAGGTAGACCATGCTGCAAACTTTACAGAAGCAAATAGTGAATTTCTAAGCTTGCCTAGAGCGAACGTCGGAGGAATAAGTCCGGGAAGTTCAGACTTTACAATATCTGTTTGGTTACAATTCAAAAGCACTGGCTTCACTGGAGAACAATTCATAGGAGGAATTTGGAAAACTTCCGGTGTTTCCCAGAGAGAGTGGTTGTTGCTACTAGACACAGACCAAAAAATAAACTTTTTTACATCTGCAAATGGCTCCAATGAAACAGGCATAAAGACAGATGCTATTTCTGCCGATGTTTGGTATCACATATTGATAACACACGATAACACTGGAGGTTCAAGACATATATACTTAAATGGCACTTCGGTTGTAAATGATACAAATGTGACAATCTATGAGGGCACAAGGACTGGAGATTTCCAGCTTGGTAACACTCAGAACTCAACTGACTTTATGAACGGTTATATGGATGAGTTTAACTTCTGGGGAAGAGTATTAACCGCTAGCGAGATTGCTGGCTTATATAATGATGGCCGTGGAAAGCATGTCAGATAGGAGATAGCAATGGCTAATGAAATAAAAGTAATAGTTGGTTGTGATTATACCAATAAAACAAATAAAATCAAATTTGGAAATGAGGTTCCTTTAACCTCACCTCCAAGAAGAGCCAAGAACAATAACAAGTATGTTGAAACTGTATTTGAGCCGACAGGTGTGAATCAGGCTGGAAACAAATACAAGTCGGGCATACTGACTGTAACTAGCAGCCTAAAAGTTATTGATACAAGTGCCGAAATAGACACACACGGCTACATCTTTTTGCAGAACTTAGAAACAGCACCTTCGGGCAGTTATGTTGAGTTTGGACCAAGAATAAAAATCACAGGTTCGTCTGCAAACTTTGAGACAACCGACCCCGCAGGAAATTCAGTTTATGACTATTCAACAATAGGGTCTGGTAACTTTTCCTACGTTCCGGTTGGAAGACTTGAGGCCGGTGAGGTCGCAACTCTTAGGATGGTTCCAAGCGGTGTTTCGCTTGCCTTTTCTGCTGGTTCAGGCCTTAGCGATATAGCTGCTACTGGAAGTCCTAGCGCCCAAATTAAATTTTTAACCTTTAATGATTAAGGAGTCAGATAATGGCTGATGATATAAACACATGCACTGGCTTCGGCAGTAATGACGCCGACAAGAGAATTACTGGTTCGATAAAGAATGGAACTCCAGTAGTTCAAGCCCCGAGGAAATCATTTAACACAAATAACTTTGTTGATGAAGATACATATACAGCATATACGAGACCTTCAGGAGCTCAGTTTGGAATACTGAATATTAGAGGAAGATACGATTCTAGATTTGATGACCCAACTTATTACTCTAACTAATAAGAGTTTTTCCTCATGGCAAAAGCATTTTCAGATATTATTACAGAAAGCCTAAAGGATACCTTTGATGATGGTATTAAGGCAATGCTAGAAAGCACTGGTGTGACTACGCCTTGCAGACTCAGCTTTGGTACAACGAAATATATTTTATGTGATAACTGTATTTATGACCCTATAGCAAAAAAGTCTGCTAATAGATATCTGCAGGGAGGCCCTGCTCCTTTTAGTAACAGGCAAATCTGCCCTGTTTGCGGGGGAGCCGGTAGGATTGATACAGAAAGTACAGAAGATATAAATCTTATGGTTATTTGGGACATGAAGAGTTGGATTGATATTGGTGTAAATATAAATGCGCCAGAGGGCTACATACAGACCATAAGCGACATTGATTCTTTGCCCAAAATAAAAAAAGCCAAAGAAATTGTTGTCAATACAGATATAGAAAAGTTTGTTGTGCATAGGTATGTAAGGCATAACGAGCCAGTTCCAGCTGGTTTAGGTCGCGATAGTTTTTTGGTTACTATGTGGAAGAGAATAAATTAATGAGAGTTAGCCTAAAAATAACTGAGAATAATGCAACTATAGAGAAGAACATACTAAGCGCTCTTAGAAAAGGTTTGAATGGAGCTATAAGAAAGTCTGTTAGTACCGTATCAACTCAAGTCAAAAATATAGTCAGAGAGGCCATAACTTCTTCTGTTGAATACCAAGAACTACTTGGAGGAGAACTTGAGGCTGAACTTGGTATACCTGATAGTTTTGCTAGAGTTGAAAATATACTTGATATTTGGCTTCAAAGTTTAACTATAAATAGAAAACCAGTTAGGATATCGGGCAGGTCTATCACTGGAGGCTTTGCGCTATTTATGATAAGAGAGGATTGGTCTGATGTTTTAAACTCTCCATCCTCTAGATATATAACTTTAAAAGGAAGACAGATACCTTGGTTAGAATGGCTGCTTTTGGCTGGAGACCAAACAATAATAACTGATTATACATTTTCAGCCACAATACCTCCTAGGTACACAAGCAGAACCGGAAAAGGTGTTATGCTAGAGGCTCCTCAAAGAAGATGGCATGTACCTCGAAAGTACTCAGGTACTGCTCTTGATAACTTTGTGACACGCTCTCTTTTAGGAGTAGGTCCGAAGATACAACAGGTAATGCAAAAAGAAGTCCAAAAAAGATTTAAGTAATGGCATTAAAAGATTACACAAAATTAAAGGGAGTCAGAGAAGTAGGCGACAGCCTATTTATGTCTACCCTAGAAAATAACTTAAAAGTATTCTTCGACTGGGGATTGCTTGGTATAGGGGCTTGGTTTGATGTCCAAATACCACAATCAGGAGTGTACGGAGGATTTTATCATAAATTAAGAAGAGTAGATGACCCATCTTATGATGCCGGTCAAGTTTGGGAAACACCTAGACAAGATTTGGTTTGGGAAACAGGAGTCTCTTACCCTAGTGGTTTGGCTACTGTACAACCCGTGCAAATATCAGGTGTTTATGTTGGAGGCACTACCGCTGCTAACTTTTATGGTCCGGGTGATACCACCTACAGCCATTATGTTAATTACCCATTGGGTCGGGTAGTATTTGACACTGCTATAGACACGTCCAGCGATGTCTATATGAACTACAGCTACCGCTGGGTTCAAGTGCATTTAGCGGACAATGCCCCTTGGTGGAAAGAACTTCAATATAGGTCTTTTAGAGTCGATAGTGAACATCTCACACAGACAGGTTCTGGTGACTGGTCAATCGGCGGAAACCATAGAGTTCAACTACCTGCGATTGTAATTGAGGCTGTTCCAAGAAGATACTCGCAAGGGTATGAGCTTGGAAATTCAAGTTTAAGGACATATCAGGATGTTTTATTTCATGTACTAGCAGAATCAAAATGGCAAAGGAACCAACTTGTGGACATTTTAAGTGTCCAACAGGATAAGTCCATTTATTTATTTGATACTAACAAAGTGGCCGAGGATGAAAAGTATCCTCTTGATTACAGAGGTATGCTTGCTAGCGGCAACCCCTTAATGTACCCAAATCTTGTCTCCCCAACGGGTTACAGGTGGAGGGAGTGCAGGTTTAGAAATTCTACTCTTTCTGAGGTAGAGTCTCCTAACCCTAATCTACATGAGGCTGTTGTTAGACAGACTTTTGAAGTCATAATCGGCTAAGATTGGTTATTATTTTGGAACGGTGTATATTATTAGTATAAACAATGGCATAAGCCAATAACGGATAGCTCTCAAAGGAGGCTTTTATAATGGCTAACAATAGAATTTTCTATGCCTGTCAACAGGTTGGTTTGAAGCCAGATGGTAGTACAGATGCTTTCTCCGTGGTTCACGGTGTTCAAAGTGTTGGTATTACTACTAACTTCAATCTGAGTCAGGTGTTTGAACTCGGTCAAATTTCTATCTATGAAAATATCGAAGATATTCCAGACGTAGAAGTGACCATGAGTAAGGTTCTAGATGGTACTCCACCTATTTACTGTCTAGCAACCAAAGGTGCTACAACACCTACCCTTTCTGGTCGTCAAAACGAAAGAGCTGTATTTGCCCTTTCCATTTTCCCTGATACTAACGACTCCGCAAACGGAGTTCCTAACTCTCAGGTTGAATGCTCAGGTATGTACGTTTCTTCTTTGGCATACAACTTCCCGCTAGAAGACAACTTCACAGAAGATGTTACTCTGGTTGGAAACCATAAGATTTGGCACGCCGACAGTCGTGTTATAAGTGGCGGTGCCACTGAAAACGCCTACGGTGTTCCTAAACTAGATTTCTATGGTGGTTTTACAGACGCTGGTGAAGACCCATCTGGTCTTACAACTGGTGGTGGTGTAAACCGTCGAGAAAACATTATCTTTGGAAACTCTAATCTTGGTTCTGGTCTTAACGCAAATGGTTATCACCGAGACCCAGATATCAGCTGTCTTCCAAAAGAAATTTATGGTATTACCAGTTCCGGTACTAATGAAAAAGACTCCAATGGAAACTTTGGTGCTCACATTAGTAACATCAGTGTTTCTGCTGACCTTGGTCGTGAGCAGATTCTAGAACTTGGTCGTAAATCGCCTTATCACAGATTCGCTTCATTCCCGATTGAAGTCACAACAGAAGTTGAAGTTACCGCTGTTAGTGGTGACCTTATTTCTGCGACTGAAGAGGGTATCCTTAGCGGTCAAGGCGGTGGTTCGAGCAACTGTTCTGCTGACTCTGGTAACTTGACAGACGCCACGATTCGTATTGCAACATGTGAAGGCTTGAGAATTTACCTCGGTAAAAAGAACAAGCTGGCTTCCGTAAACTACGGAGGAGGTGACGCTGGTGGAGGAAACGCTACAGTTTCTTACACATTCACCACGTTCAACGACTTCACAGTTATTCACGAATCTGATGTAGCTGGAGAAAATGCTGTTTGGACAAATGGCGGTAACAAAATGGATTACTTAGCTCCAAACTAATTTTCTTGGCAAATTTGACCAACTGTGGGGGCGGCGTAAGCCGCCTCCGCTTTAGGTCAGCTGTGATTGCGATAGCCAAATGGCGAGTAACTGCTGACTTGCTTTTAGGAACTTCAGGATTTTAAAATGGACCTAGCAAAAAGAGAACTTCTTTTATACAGAATTTTTTCTGGCTTTGTTAGATTCCGTATTGATAACACTGTTTACATCTTCAAAAGTCCTACTGCCGAAGACAGATACTTGGCACAGGAGATATACGAAGAAGAAGTAAAGAGTAACCGGTATGAAAACTGGCATACAAAAAAAACAATTCTAAAGTTCCTCCATGAGCAAGAAATCTTCACAGAAGAAGATGAAGAGAAGTTGAAAAAAATGGAGGACGATATTGAAGACTTAAAACATAAGCTCTTCACTTCTATGCTTAATACAGAAAAGTCTGACTTCATAAGACTCACTCTTCAAAGAACTAGACAGTATATGTCTGCGCTAAATTCAGCTAAAACTTCTTTGGACCACACAACAGTTGAAGGTTACGCATCATTATTAAAAACACAATTTTTAACTAGGCGTTGTTTGTACTTTGAGAACGGCAGTAAATTAGAAAATTGTCCTTCTCATTTTTTAGAAAAAGCTATGTCGCAGATTGCAATAAAAACAATAGGGCAGGGCGAGCTTAGAGAGTTAGCAAGAACAGAACCTTGGAGAGCTTATTGGGGAGCTTCTGGAAAACAAAATGTTTTTGAAGGGCTAGTTATAAACTACAATGAAGACCAAAGAGGCTTAATTTTATACAGCAAGATGTATGATGGTGCCTATGAGCACCCTGAGTGTCCAGAAGACGAAGTTATACACGATGATGATTTATTTGATGGCTGGATGATACATCAACGTAAAGAAAGAGAGAATACAAAAACAAAGAAAAGTATAGAGTCTTCAATTAATGAGAAGCAAAGAAACGCAGAAGAGCTCTATGTGTTTGCTCCAACAACAAAGGATGCAAATAAAATAAATGACTTGAATACTCCTGAAGCTAAAGCTAGGAGAAAAAGAAGAGATTTGCTATTGAGAAAGAAGGGAGAGCTAAGAGAAGCAGAGCTCCCAGATAAGAAACAAGAAATTATTATGCAGGCCAACAGACAATGGGCTGACAAATTCAAGGGATAGCAAAATGGAAGAGTCTCAAAATACTAACGATTACAAGAAGCTCAAAGAGCAAACCAAAAAGCATAACGATGAAAAATATCGTGAGAGCTCTAAGAAGCGACTTATGAAAAATATCGAAAGAAAGTTTAAGACCACAATGATTGGTTCTCTTGCTTCTTTTGAGAAATACTTCGGAGATGTTTGGGGTCATGATGAAGCCCAGCCTTCAGAAGAACAATTAAAAGCGAAACAACTTTGGGAACAAGCGCGCACAGAAATATTGAATAACGGAAACAGTCAGTTGAGAATAGCGCAAGAGGAAATTGCACAGTATACTATGACATGGAACAGATATCATATAGATTTTGTTCTTACCCCGCCTAATCAGGATAATCAGGAGATTTAAAATGGCAAACGAAGAAAAGAATAGCAGAGAATTTGACTTTGAGCTTGAGCAAAAAGGCAAGAATGTTAAGAGAGCTTTTAAGCTTACAGAAGTTTCTCTTAACCAGCAGAATGAAGCTACAAAAGTTTACAATAGGGCATTTAGAGATGCTTTAGAGTCTGGAGCTTTGTTACGCAATAAACTTGAAGACCATATGCGAGAGCAAGGTATTTGGGACGATGAAAAGCAGAAGCAACTTGAAGAAGTACAAAGAGTTATCTTAGACAACGAAAAAAAGATAGCAAAAGGTGGCATTAGACTTAAAGTAGCTAAAGACTTAGCGCTGGAAATGGCTGATAAAAGAGTGGAAATGCGTAATATTCTTATGCAGAGAAACAGTTTGGATGGAAATACAGCTGAAGGCCAAGCTGACAATGCCAGATTTGACTACTTAGTATCAGCAAGTTTGGTGTATAGTGATAGTGGAAAGCCTTATTTTAAAGACTTGGCAGACTATAGAAATAGAAGCACTGAGCCGATTGCAATAGAAGCCGCAAGAAGGCTTGCCCAGCTTGTTTATGGTTTAGATTCAAATTATGAAAAGAATCTACCAGAAAATAAGTTTTTGTCTGATTTTGATTTTGTTGACTCAGAACTCAGACTTATAAATAAAGAAGGAAACTATGTTGATAGAGAAGGTAATCTTCTCAATGAAGATGGAAGATTTGTTGACGAAGATGGAAACCTGATTGATAAAGAAGGTAATCCTGTAACGGAACAAGGCGAATACAAATTTGACCAAGCTCCGTTTTTAGACGACGACGGAAATCCTATTGTCAAAGAAGAAGCTAAAGCTGAAGAAGAGACAGAGGAACCCGAAGTAAAAGACGAAGAAGAAGCTGAAGCTGAAAAAGAAGCTGAAACTGCGTCAAAAGAAAAGACTGAAGCGTAAGACGGACAGTGGTTATACCGGAGTGATTTACTACACTACCGGTATAGCCATTTTTTTGTATAGACAGGATAGCTATGGCCAAGCCATTCAATCTCACTGCACAGTTGAATTTAGTAGGACCAGCCAACCTTAGACCGGTTGTTAATAACCTACGCAAGCAGCTTAGCGGAATAAACGTAAACGTTAATGTCAATGTTTCACGAGGGGCTACTCGTGGCGTAAGAGCATTGAATAAGGACGTTCAGGAATTAACCAGAAGCCTTCAATTGGCTAACGCTCAAGCTAGCACGCTTCAAGCAACTATGTCTAACCTGTCTAAAGCCTTGGCTAATATGGCCAAGAACTCTAAGCAGACCTCTAGCAATCTAACCAACACAGGCAACGCTGCAAAACAAGTTGGTCAGAACGTTCAACAAGCTGCGAACCAAATGGAAGAGTTTGGCCGCATATCAGGTCTTGCGCTTAGAAGATATGCTGGTTTTACGGTCGCTACAAGTTTGACATTTGGTTTTGCTAGAGCTGTTTCTAATGCAGTTGGTGAAGCTTTGAAGTTTGAGAGAGAGTTAATAAAGGTAGCTCAGGTTACAGGCAGCACTACTAATTCACTTAAATCTTTAACAGACGAGATAGGTCGGCTTAGCACAGGGCTTGGCGTATCTTCTACGGAATTGCTGGAAGTTAGTAGAACTCTGGCTCAAGCAGGTCTTAGTGCTAATGAAACTAAAAAAGCATTAGATGCTTTGGCTAAGTCTGCTTTAGCTCCTACTTTTAATGACATAAGAAATACCACAGAAGGTGTTATTGCTGTCATGTCTCAGTTTGGAATCCGTGCTAACGACATGGAGAAAGTCCTTGGCTCCCTTAATGCTGTTGCTGGTAGCTTTGCTGTCGAAGCGGAGGATTTAATATCTGTTATTAGACGTACCGGTGGTGTGTTTAAAGCTGCTTCCGGAGACATTGGAAGCCCAATAAAACAGCTTAATGAATTAGTCGCTGTGTTCACCTCTGTAAGAGCGACCACTCGTGAAAGTGCAGAGAGTATTGCTACTGGTCTTAGAACTATCTTTACGCGTATCCAAAGACCGTCTACACTTAAATTCTTGAATCAGCTAGGAGTAAACCTCCAAGATTTAGAAGGCAAATTTGTAGGGCCGTACAAGGCAATGCAGCTACTTAATCAAGCCTTACAGTCGCTAGACCCTAGAGACGTTCGCTTTGCAAAAATTGTAGAACAACTTGGTGGTTTCCGTCAGGTTGGTAAGCTGATTCCAGCTATTCAACAATTTGGTAAAGCCCAAGAAGCCCTTGGTGTTGCGATGGCAGGACAAGGTAGTCTAGCTAGAGATGCAGAAAAAGCACAACAATCCTTACTTGTACAAACACAGAAGGTGAGGGAAGAATTTCTTCAGTTGTTCCGTGATATTACTGGCGACACTACATTCCAGATTTTTGCTAAAGGCGCTCTTGGTTTAGCCTCTTCTCTCATAAAGCTAGCTGATTCCTTCAGACCCATTCTTCCTATGATAACAGCTCTTGCCACTATAAAGGCAGGGAGTGCTCTTAAGCAATTTGGAACTGGTTTTTTTGGAGGTCTTAGGTCTGGCGGTGGCGCTCAGGCTGTAGGACAAAATTTGGCGAGTGGTGCTACTGGTTCAGGAAGTGCCGCCGCAAGTCAAGCCTTGCAAAACATAACAAAGGCCAATACGGTTGCTATTCAAGCAAACACTAAAGCAGTCATAGCTAATAATATAGCCTTAAATTCACTACTTAGAACGCAAGCAGGCCTCCGACCTGCACGGCCTATGCCTGCAGCTCCAAAACGTCCTCGTCTCGGTGGGCAAATTTATCCAAGACACTTTAATTCTGGAGGTTTTGTTCCGGGCACAGGAAATTATGATAGCGTTCCTGCGATGCTAACTCCGGGCGAGTTTGTAGTTAAGAAGTCTGCTGCTCAGGCATTAGGTCCTGACTATCTTCACAGTATGAATAGGAAGCAAAGAGGAGGGAAGATACGAAGACAGAGATTTGCTAATGGCGGCAAAGTAGAAGTTGCGGTTACTGATGAAGATTATGGTGGTGTTGGCTACACGGTAGGAGACCACGGTAAGTCAGCTAGAAGATTTGGGATGATGCCGAAAAGAAGCTGGAGTAGAAAAAGTATAGAAACTGTCTATAACAAAATTCCAGCTAATATGCTTCCAGCAGAGTCTCGGAGCAAAAACGATTTTGTGGCGAATGTTGAAAAATCTTCGACATCTCCTGTCGAGATTATTGCATCTCCTTATATCTCATATATGAATGACAACTTGGATAAGGTATTTGAAGACGCTTTTGAAACCCAATACGATGCTATGGTAGACAATGTCCTTAAGGCAGGGTTTAATGCTCCATCAGCACAATCACTTAGTCAGGCGGTCGGCAACGAGCCTTCGTTTGAAGAAATAAAGGCAGCTTTAACAAAAGAACTTCAACCGGGCACTATCAGTGGGTTGATGTTCCAAGGGTTTACAAATGCTTTCACTAGAACACAGCCTGCTGATGACACAGGTAGTGGAAGATGGGATTTGTTTCCAAGCACAAGACCTGAACTATTCAAAGAAATGTTTGATGAGGGTATCTCAAAAGTTACATACGCTGATAATAAGAACAAGATTGATAGCAATAGTGTTGCCTCTATTGTTGACAAGGCTATTTCTACCGGTTTGACGTTCAAAGTAACAGGCCGTGTGCAAGACGACGGACTAAGTGAAGAAGCAGCAGCTCTTGAAGCAAGAGCCGAGCAACAATTTAGAGACGTAGAGCCTCGGGTTGCGAGAGGAAAAGTAAAGGCCAAAAGAGACGCTGTTAAAAAAGCTTCTGGTGGTCCGATAGCAGGAAGCGACACAGTCCCTGCTCTGCTTACTCCCGGTGAGTTTGTTATTAATAGAGAGTCTGCTTCTAGAATTGGTCTTGGCAATCTGACAAAAATGAATCGTGGAGAGATTGCAGGATACGCATCTGGAGGTCTTGTAACTGGAAGTAGACACACTTATGGTCCCGGAGTAGACCCCACATCATTATTGCTTGCAACAGGCACAATTGCAACTATGACTGGTAGCATGGTTGATAGTCCCGGCATATCCGCTGCTGGAGCAGGGCTAGCGGGTGGTGCTACCGGCATGGCTCTGCTAGGGGCTGAAGCTACCAAGACAAGCAAGGCTATTACATTCCTTGCTTCAGGCGCATTCGCAGCTTACGACGCTTTTATAAAAGCAGAGAACGAGTTGAAAAAACTCGAAGCGCAGGAAAAGATAGACTCAGCACTAGAAGACGTAAGCCATGTAATGGAAAAGTTTGCTGGTAGTATAGAGACGCAAACACAGAGACTTGAAACAAGCTTCAGTAAACTTAATGCTGCAGTTCAAAGGTCTATAGAAGCTCAGGTCACAGACGCTCAAGGTGCGTTCACTGCGATTCGTGGGTTGCTAGGCTCTAATAACGCCCTTGCCACTAGAATTGAAAACCAAGTTGGCTTTTTGAATCTGCTTGTTGCTGATATTAGCGACTTCTTTACGGGCGGCAACAGAGGCGGTGAGCTAAGAGAAAGAGGTCTCGAACAGTCCATAGCCGCAGAAGCGGCTGTTGCAGCTCCGGCTGCTGAAGCGGCTAGAGGAACTTTGCAAGCTAAGATTAGAGAACAAGCTTTAAGAGACCAAGCTGTAGGCATAGACATACAATCAGACGAAGCTACCGATATTGACTTCCGAACCGCAAATAAAGAACAAATACAAGCTATGATGGCAGGTGAAGAAGACTTTATTAAGCTAAGAATTAAGTTGCAACAAATGGTTAATGACGGCACCATAGATGCAGCACAAGCTAATGAGCAGCTTAATAACTTTATGCGAGAACGAATTAGGCAGCTTGAACAAGAAACTGAAATGTTAATCATAGCTGAGCAAGCGGCAGAAAATTTTGCCGAAGCAATAGACCTTATGCAGAAAAGGTTTAACGCCGTCGCAGCAGTCGCTGTTAGAGTTGGCGAAGAAATGGAGAATATGAATGCTTCCATGGGTAGGAACATTGGTGCCGCTCAAGGTCAAGCTTCATTTGGGTTTGATGAAAACCAATTTAGTTCTGTGTTCTCAAACATGGCAGCTTATACTCAAGCCGAGATTGCTTCTTCTATTAATAACCTTGGCTCTGCAACAGGTCTTGCTGGAAACGAAAGCTTTGATGAGCTAGCAAATGTTGTATCTACCACGACATCATTGCAGGCACAATTACCTCAGCTGATACAAGAAAGCCTTAATGAGTCAGGAGGTGCTTTGTCAGATGACTTCGCCAATACACTAGAGGCTAAGATAACTGAGGCAACAGGGGGAGCAGATGACCCAGTTGTTCAAGAAATGCTGAACTCGATTATAACATCAATTACTGCTGGAGAAGGCAGACAAGATGATATTGGTCAAGAAGCTATAAATAATCTTGTCAATCAGTCTATGGAAAAACTTAGCGAGAGGGCAGAAGTGGCCAGCAAAGCCATGGAAGAGCTCGCTAAAGTCATGGACGAACAGATGAAAAGGCTTGCCGAAGCTATAAATACGCAAGCCGGTTTAATTCAAGCCGCAAATGTTGCTCAAGAAAGAGTGAATCAAATTGCATTCAGACAAGCCCAGCAGATGGCAGAGCTTACGGGTGCCGAACTTACATTAGACCAATTGTTTGCTCCATTCGAGTCTCAATTAAAATCCTTGACAGGAGGTCTAACAGACCCCAATGCAATTGCCAATCAGAGAGCTACCCTTGAAGCTGAGAGGAGAGAACTTGAGTCGAAGATGAGCCAGACAGCTCCGGGTTCTGATGAAATGGGTGCTTTGGCTTCAGAGGCCGCTCAGGTTACAGCAGCTCTTAATGAAACACACGCAGCCCTTGAGCTTCTAGCAAGCGACACAACAAGACAAGCTGCCCTCGTCCAAAAGCTCAATAAGCTCAACGAAGCTCGTTCCGGCGCCCAAAATATCATGGAGGCTATCCTTACAGGAGACCCGCAGGAACTGATGAAGTTTACTCGGGGTATGAACCTTGTAGCTGCCCAACAATCAGGTATGCTTAATACCTCTATGCTTGGTAACGATGATAGAGCATTATTGTTCCAAATGTTTAAGATGCTTCAACCTCTAGCTGGTGCTGACGCAGGTCTCGGAATACCTAAAGATGCTTTTAGCACAGGTGGTCTTATTGGCGCCATGATGGGAGACTTTGGCTTGGATGGTGGGCCTGCTATGGCAGGTTTCAATATGCTTGCTACTACCAACAAAGGAGAGTCTGGACAAGAAAGAGTTTTGCTTCAGCAATTAAATGTTGTTAATGGCGAACAGTTAGCCGCAGCTAAGGAACTGGCAACTATTCAGGCAAATATTGAACACGAACACGGCCAACACTTAGCAAATATGCCAGCAAGGTTTGCAGCAGAACTTGCAACACATATAGACAGAATTGTTAGCGAAATAAACATTCAACACGCGGGCGAAACTTCTGGTGTGGTAGTTCCTTCTGCAAGACAACCGGGAGATACTTCTGGTTTTGTTTCAGGTCCTGACGGTATCATGGCACCAGTAGCTGGAACTGCCGGGGCTGCGTTTGCACCTGCGGATGCTTTCAGTACGTCAGTGGCCTCCCAACCTATCGCGGGAGGTGGTTCCGGACAAGCTACAATTGTCAGCATGGGTAATCCTGCTGATTGGGGTCTTTTGCACTCAGGGCAAATCTCAGCGGACGGAACATTTGAAAAACCTTATGCTCTAATGGATGCAGCCGACGCATCCACACTTATGACAGGAGAGCACGGTATAACTAAAGATGGAGCCATATGGAAAGGCTTGCTCAAAGGCGGAAAAGCAGAAAAAGAAAAGACAGGTTTTCTTGATAGCCTGCTGATGAAAAGAAGAAGGCCTGACCAAGAAGTTTTAGAAAAACTTGCGGGCAAGACAGTTCCGGGTGTTGGTGACACTGACAAGGTAGCCGCCTTACTTACTCCAGAAGAGTATGTTGTTAATAAACGCGCTTCTATGAACAACCGAGGCATACTAGAAACAATTAATGCCTTGGGAGCTAGCAGAAAATTCAGATTAGTGGCTGCTCGTCGAGGAGGTGTTATAGGTCTTAATACTGGAGGAGCTGCTGAAGAAACCTTGGGTAATCTAAGGATTCGGGGCCCTCAACAAGACGACTCTTTAGGAGTTCTGCCAACAATTGATAGTTGGATAAGCTCGGTCATGAGCTCAATAGGACTAGGCGACACATGGGAAAGCCTTAGCCAAGAGACGCAAGACATGATTGCTGCTATAACTGGAGTTTCCACAGTTGTGGGAGGTGGTGTTGCAACCGTTAAAGGCGGCAAAGGCCTCGCTAACCTGCCGGTATATGGTTTTAGGAAACTTACAGGTAGGCCAACAGGAAGACTCAACGAAATAATTAAGCTGGCAAATGCAGGAAACCTTGAAGAGCTGAAGAAAAAGAGTCTGCTTCGTCGTAAAAATAGGTATTCAACTGCTGATATCAATGCTATTCTTGACCATCCAAACTGGGCTAAACCCGGTAATAAAAGACAGCTTTCTTCACAAGGAGTATCCAATCTAGAAGATATTCTACAAGACAGAGGTGTGTCACGAACAGCTACAACAAAGCAACCTCCTATTCCCGGTGGGAAGAAACCACCTCCTATTCCCGGCGGAGGCGGCGGAACTTCTGGTGGAGGCGCAGCAGCCCAAACCCAACCTCAAAAACCTACAAAGCCCCAAACAGGCACATCAGCCCGAACCCAAGCTCAAGCTCAACAAAATGTAAAGACCGGAAAAAGCTTTAACCAAAGGGTTGACGATTTGAAAAAGTGGTACGGTAAGTATCGTGCCGGTAAAGCACAGTTACCTAAGTGGCTTCGCTTTTTAGAGCCAGCATGGGGAGGGGAAGTAGCTGGAGAATTTTTCACCAGCAACAAGCTTGGCGCTAGTGTTTCTGAAATGTTTAATAAGCTTGATAGATTTGCAGAGGAATTATCCGTTACTTATTACGAGACCAAGCCGCCTGTAAAAACATCAGCTACGGCAACTAATAAAATTGTACCTATTAGAAACAGGCCTACACTTAACCTCGCAGAGGGCTACCAAACGGTTTCCCTTGGTCCCGGACAAGGTTCAGTGCAAACTTATAGGCCGGGGTATCAGGGTCCTGCAGGTGCGGATGGAAAACCTCTACGAACGCAACCTTTAACTGTAAGAGCTCCTCAAGCTACCGAAATTCCTGATATATATACAGGTCCAAAGCCTCCAGTAATAAAAAAGGTGTCACCTCCAGCAACGGTAATGTCACAAGCTGACTTGGGGCCAAACTCAATCAAAATTAGTGATACTGATGTTAAAGTCAGACCACGGAGAGACTTGGTGCCATCAAACTTTACTAATGCTCCCACAAGAGAAACTGTTGTGTTAGCCCAAGCATCTGACGATTTGGCACTCGCAAGAAATCTAAATCCGAGCAAAAACTTTCGCAGTAGGTATATGCAAGTTGAATCGGAGACACGACGGCTTCTTAATCAGATAGATGAAATTAAAGCGAGACCATTCGAGTTGCCGGAATGGTACCGGCGGGAGCCTAAAACTCCGGGTTTAAATCAAATGATTGGCGATATCCGAGCCAATACACCTAAACCAAAACCGAGCATGACACCAGCAAACCAAAAGGCATTGGCGGAGGCAGAAGAATTACTTTCTGCGGCAAGGGCTCGGCGAGCTATTCTAGACGCAGAACTTTCAAGCTTACGTGCTCAGGGCGTTAAGGTTAGTAGAGTAAGTGGTGAATTTGGGAGAACATTTGATGTTCCTATAAATGAGTTGGACGATGCCACTTTTAAGAAGTTGTATTCAAAGAATGTTCCAATTAGGCGTCCGGGCACTCAAGAAAAAATATTACAAAGCTTGGCTGACATTGATGTTCCTCAGGTGTCGACTGACTTCGGCCCAGCCTCATCGAGAATCCAAAGTCCTTCAAAAGTCACAAGCGGACCCAATAAAGGCAACAAACCCACAGGTCGCGGAGACTTACCTTCGAATTTGAGCGACGACTTGCTTACAAAACTTGATAACGTTAAATCTTCAACAGCTGCATCTTCAGCAAGCAAAATACGGACTACTAACGCGGCTAAGGCAGCAAGGGGAGCAGGTCTTCTACTTGAGGCTGCTATGATTTTTGGTGAAGCGGGAGCGTATGCAGTAGAAGGACATCTAGCTAAAACTGAGTACCTTGATAATGCCAAAGCTGCATTTGATTTGATGGTTAAAGAACAAACGGCCCAAGGCGCGTTTGAGGGCTTTACCAAAGAAGAAATTGAGCGTGAGATAGAGTTGAAAAGACGAGCATACATGAGGCCCTATCTGGAAGCAGCTAATTATCTAGGAGGAGAAGGCGGCGTTGGCTCAACTTTAGCTACAGGAGGAAAAAGGGCACTACTGTCGTTGGCCGATTTTGGTGTTATGGGAGCAGAAGCACTCTCCGAAGCACTTACTCTTGGTAATTATGAAAGCATTAGTTTCAACGGAAAGGAACTTAAAAAAGTCGGTAGCGTTAAAAAGAGAGCTGGAAAAGGCGATGCTCTTATGTATATGGCTTGGAAGCACTCAAATGGTATCCACAACTTCCCTGCTTTAGCTGATTGGCGTATTCAAGGAACTCCTATTGAACATCAAGGTCAACCGGTGTTTAATCCTCTTGGTTACATTGACGGACCACACTATAAAAAAGTTCCGGAAATAGATTCAGAAAGACTTGCAGGAATTATTACTGATGAAGAAAGAAAAACGTGGATGGCCTATGGCACAAACCCATTTTTGCCAGAAGCTGAGAAGCCTACCATGGAGGAAAAAAAGAGACAGGATAAACTTAAGGCTTATGCTTCAAGAACAAAAAGAACATACAGTACAGCGCTGACACCTGAAGAACAGGCAAAGTTAGATAGAGGCGAGGTATACTATGATGTTCCTATATTTGAACAAGTATCAGAGGCTGCTGGTCGCGCCGTCGCAGAGACTTCTATCGCCGACGAAAGAAGACGTTCCTTAGCGATGAGAGGCCAGCAGGCCAGAAGTTTGATAGAGTCGATGGCAAGAGAGCTTGGTGCAAAGCCAGAGTTTGACCTTTCTCTATTGCCAACAGACAAAATGTATCTGCTTGACAATACTCCTCAAGAACTTTTCGATACGTATATCACAAAAGCTATAGACCAAAGAGCAGGCAGCTACTCGGGTAAGAATCCTACTTACTTGGTCTCTGTAGGGAAACGAGAAATTGGTGGTATAAGTAACTTTGAAGTCGATTGGTTTGAAAAGTCAGGCATCATGGACTGGTACGAAAATTCTTCGCCTGTTGCAAGCGGTGGCGCACTAGCTAGCATGATACCTATTCAATTGGGCGCTTATATTGCCGCACAAAAGAAATATCTTGCGGATAAATCCTTAACGCGTGCTGACCTAAATCTCCAAAACTATGCTGGACTAGCTCAAGCACGAGGAATGTTTCTTGATGCTATGATTGAAAGGAACGAGGGATACAATAAACTTAAATCTTTGGTAGTTAAAAGACAAGAGAAAAGAGCTGCGGCTTCAGAGGCTGAAAAGAAAGAAACCGAGAAGAAAGCAGCCGAATTAAGTAGTGCTTTCCCAAACTATCCGAATGCTAAAGCTGAGTGGCTTCCGTATGCTGGCCAAAGTCAGGCTATGTTCGATTTTATTGACGGAATGACAGGTTCAAACAACCCACAGATAGATTCGGCCCTTGGAGGAGGCAAGCTAACGAGAATTCCAGATTGGTTCATTAACAACAATCCTGCTGACACGGAAGGAATTATTAAAGGGCAGGCCGGGTCTAAAGAATTTAATATACATCCTTCAGACTTTTACTCATCTGACAAGCAGCCCGGATATAGACTTACAAGGCATCAATTTTCCGGAAGCACTAAAGCAAAGCTTTTGTCTCCTGTCAACAGAGACAGTCTACCAGCAGAAGCGACTGTTCAAGGTAAAGAAATATTCTTGAGCGGAGTACCATTAAGGGGAGGCGAAATCAAGTCAGGTCCGCAGGCGCAGCTGTACGTAGACAAAAAGCAAGCTAACATAGCAGCGTTCGAGCTTGTAGAGGGGCTTCTTCTTCAAGAAAGCGGCTTGATTAATAAAATAAATGCTGAAGCGTATGCAGAACATCAAAGAATAACTAATAGGCAGCCTCATGACAGTCGTCGTGCTGATGACCAAAGCACTGCAAAACTCAGACAACAAATGAGCGAGTATTTGTGGAGTCAGTATCTTAGCAACTACATGGGACCAAGCGACCTTGCAGATTATAAAGTTTCGGCGCTTAAGGAATTAGAAAAAACACTTAGACGTGGTGCTGAGGGAGTACTCTCTCCATTAGAAGGTGAAACCCGAGGAGCACAAGTAAGAAGACACTTTGATGCTTGGCTGGCTACAAACGCACGACCACAAACCTTTGAAAACGGGGGTATGATTGGCGGTAGAAAGCATAGTGCAGGAGGAACAATAGTAGAAGCTGAAAGAGGCGAGTTTATCGTAAATGCACAATCAACTGCAAAGAATAGAGGGCTGCTAGAAGCCATCAATAGCGGGCGCGGAAGAAATGGCGTAAATAAAAATGGTCTCGCAAAAATGGCTAATGGAGGAGACCCCTTCAATCCATTCGCTCCACAAAGGGCTCCAAGCGGAAGAATCTTAACCGGTTACTCAGCAGTTGACGATGCTCGTGCTCGCCAAGAAGAGCTAGCTAAAAAGTTAGAAGAAGATAGGAAAGCAAGAGAGGCCGAAGAAGCTAGGGCCAGAGCTGAAGCTGAGAGAAAAGCAGAGGCTGAAAGAAAAAGAAAAGAAAGACTGCAAGCTGTTATTGCTTTTGAAAAAGAAAAAGAAGCTAGAGTACAGAGAGCTAAAGAAGTAAAGGCTGGCAGATTTTCTGGAACGCCTGAACAAATTAAAGCTTATGTTCAAAGTGGTACTACTTTTGACCCTTCAGGAGTTATGAATATTGCAGGGGGTGGAGGTCCAGCAGCGGCAGGGCCGGGCTTTGGTGTAAACCCAAAAGGCAACAGAGATGCCGCGCCACTACCCAGAGGTGCAGCGGTAGCGGGAGTCCACGGTCGCCCCGGAGCAGGTACGGTAGCAGATATGCCGGGAGCAGTAGGCCCCGGAGCTCGTGGTGGCGGCGCTGGCGATGGAGGAGGAGCTCTGGGTGGAACAAAGGTAGAAGAACTTCTTCAGAAAATACTAGACGCTTTAACTGGTGGTGGCGATAAAGTTGAGGCGTTCAGGAAAAACAATCCTGTCTTGGCTTCCCGGCTTCCCGGTGGTGCAGGAGGTCCTGCTGGCGGCCAGTTCGCAGCGTTTGCAGAGACGATGAGACAAAGTGCAGCTACATTAAGCACTGCATTTGAACAATTTGGCACTACTGCCACCACAATAAGAGAGGCGGCAGATATATTTAATACCGCTGCTGACAAGATTACTCAGGCAGCACAGTCTCTGGCCAGTATTCCAGAAACCTTTACACACAAACATGACATGTCAGTCACCATAAGTAACGAAACAGGTTTTGCCGACGCATTGGCAACGTCAATACAAGATAAGGTAGCTGAACAAGTCTTTGATAGAGTCAAAAATCTGTTGCCTCAAACAGACACACGCGGCGAAACATTTGGAGTTTAAATAATGGGTGCTTTTAATCTTAGCGCAGAAGACCTTGCAGACTTAGGGCTGACTAACAGCACTTATATGCAATACGGTAAATATACGTTTACCCCTATCCCTCTTATAAGTATGGGAAAGGAAATTACCAGAACACCTGCTGGTCTTACTCTTAGCGAAGTAAACAGTATGACTCTTCAGGGTACACTGACAACGTACCCTACAGGCGCAGGTAGCATATCTGACATAGTAAAGTTGCAAGACGACCTTAAAGAAGCTTTCGCTCCAACTGGGCTTGGCGCTGAGTTAATTGTTAGGTGTGGAGAGTCAGAACTCATAGCAATTAGACCTCTTGTAAAATCTATCAATTTTACTGAAGGCACTTGGGTAGATAGGTCAGACTATACTATTGAGCTAGAGTATTATGCTAGTGGAGATAGTGCTCCGGTAGACCAAGTCAGAGATTTTTCTGAAACTTTTAGCATAGAAAAAAGCGACCAAAATTGCTATTCCATAACTTGGCTTGACGACGATAACCCAGCAGGCGCAACTACAGACGCAGCTCCTGAAGCATTCACTGTAACACACAGCATATCTGCAGTAGGTGTTCCTGAGTTTGATGGAGGAGGCATAAAAAAACAGGCTCATGTAGCTGCAAGTGGTTTTATAAAAGAAAGAGTTGGCTACAATGCGCTTATGGAGGCTGGTGTACTTCAGAATACTTCTTTAGGCTTTGAAGCTCAAGATGGCAGCAATGCAGGAAAGCCTATAGTATTCAATCAAAGTAGAAGTGTACAAATTGATAAAAATGCTGGAAGTTATAGTGTTACTGATACTTATACTCTATATCCAGACTCTCTAAACTTTGCCTCTGGCGTAAATACTCTTGGGGCACATGACGCATGGAACGCCGATGTATCCAAGACAACCGATTCAAGTCTGGTCACAGTATCTTTGGCAGGTACGATTACAGGCTCCGCATCTGGAACCTTTGGAGGTGCTGCTGGCTACAGTGCGGCTAAATGCAAGTACGAGAATGCGGCAGACTACTTTGCAGAGTTTGATTTAGAGGCCGCAAGTTTTCAAAGAGCTCGTTACTTTGCCGATGCCGCTGTCGATAGAGACATTCAAATTAACAGAAATCCTGTTAGCACATCAATAGGTCACAACCCTTCGCAGGGAACTATTTCTTATTCTTTTGTCTTTGATACACGGCCTTCAGGTTGTTTAGAGAACGCACTTAAATCAGAAATTCAAATATCAGAGACCAAACCAAACGATGTCTATGCAGAACTCACTGTGCTAGGGCGCACGTCTGGTCCTGTTCTGCAAAGCATGGGTACTATTACATCAAGTAAAAGAGACGTGTCTTTAGATGCAACGATGCCTGTTGGCACTATTAACTGTGCTTGTACAGGGGTGGTCGACACATCTCCATCTGCTGATGCCCAGACTTTGATGGAGCAATATAGACCTGACAATTGTGGTATAGATTGTTTGACCATATTTAAACACACAGACACTGAAAACTGGAATCCCACTACAGGTAAGTATAGTAGGCAAATGGGATGGACATACACAACTTGTGAAGACTGCCCGTAAGGAAGTGAAATGCTAGGTGGACTATTAGGTAACGCCCTCTTTGGGGGTTCAGAAAGAGGTTTTGTAGCGCCCTCAGCAGGTGACGGGGATGCTACGAACACCACTTTAGGTCCACCTATTGGAGACAGCTTTTTAGCTGATAAGGGTAGCGTAACTGGCATTAATGGGCAAGGCAAGCCTGTAGACGAGAATGGCTCAGAAGTCGTACCAAGTCCCGGAGGCTCTTCTCTATTTTTGCCCGGAGATATATGGGGAGGTAACTTTGGGCAGGGGCAAGGAATATATTCACCTCAAACACAAGGTACTGGTCCCGGTCCAATTCTTGCAAGCAAAAGAACTGCTATACTTTGCCCCGGTGATGAAGAGATAAAACATACTCTTTTCTTTGGCGCTTCTGTAATGGATTTTGCTGTGACCCTTGGCTACGGCGAGCAAAGCAGCTCCTTAACAGTAAGACTTGTCGAGGATGAATGCGAAGGCACTCCTAAAATTTATTATCAAGGCCACGACAGGCTCGGGTTAAACAATCAGAGCACTCTAGAAGAGGTCAGCACAACTAAAGCTGATAAATTCATGCCACCAAAAGTTGGCAGTGCCGTCTACTTTAGGATGGCCAACTATGAATTTTGTGGTATTTTTCAAAGCTTTACAAAATCAAGAGGTACAGGTGGTAAGCCTGTATACACGGTTACACTCCTAGACCCAAGAGAACTACTAGCTGGTGTCAACCTAATTATTGCTGATGAATATACCGACGCTGCCCTTACTCCGAATATTATTAACGTATTCGCAATTATGGAACAATACGGTATTCCTTGCCCAAGTACAGAAGGAGGCGCTTTTGGCGGGGCAGGTTCAATTGAAGAGGGTATGCCTTGGAACAATATATATACAGGCCTGATGATATCTCAGTCTGGGCTTTCTGCATTTAGCGGTATAACTCCCAAAAGACCTAGGATGGGTGGTTGTGAGTTTCATTTAGACCTTACTAATCTTCCGGTTCCTCCTGATGACTATAGGATTTCAGGAACAAATGTCAGTGTTCTCGATGCAGTCTCTCAGTTGTGCGAAGATGCTGGTTTTGAGTTCTTCATAGACTTGATACCAGCGGTTGTTAGGCATCAACAAGGTTATTATTACACAGTCCTTATACTTAAAGTTAGATGTGTAGACAGAACCTCTCAGCCAAACCTAGATGCTATAGAGAATTTTATAGATGACCCAGATAATTTGGTCATGGAAAGTTCTAATGGTCGTGAGTTTAGAAATGATGTAACAAGCGCCATGATTATTGGTGGCAAAAAGACTGGCATATATGAATGTGAATGTCCGGGGTTTACATCGGGCTGTAGTATTACCGGCATACAGCCTTACTGGGGCGTTGACGACAACGAAAATTTAATTACAGGTTGCCGACAACCTAGTAACGGTGAATATTTTATAACAGTTTCTACAACCAACCTAAATGCAACTTTAGATTTAAACCTTCCATTTGCGACTTATACTATTACCGAGTCTGAAATGAGAGCTGCCCTTATGGGAGAAAAGGCTTGGACTGGTTGGATTACAGCAAATCAACATCCTATTAGCACACTCTTCTTTGGCAACAAGCCTATGCAAGTATGGGCATTTGATGCACTTAAAAATGTTTTACAAAAGGTAAAAAATAATAATGGAAATGTGGGAGGCAACGCACCTAATATTAAGCCTCAGCACTTTGTACAAGCCAACAACGCTATCAGAAATTATGTGAGCAAGTCCTTCGCCCAAAATTCGGGCGAAAAAGCAATGGAAGACCTAAAAAGAGTGTTTTCTTGGGTGCAAGGTTTTGCCAGAAGATATGGCAAGGAATGGATTGTCCCTCTTCAGGGTATATGCAATGTCGTTGACAGAACATCCGGAACACCTAGAGTAGCAGCTCATCCAACAGACAAAGGCTGGACAGACAATACCAACATTCTTCATTTAGGTGCTCCTTTAGCAAAGACGATATTTGGTGGAGATGATGCGGACGGAAGATTAACTGCTTTTGTAAGATACAACCTATACAATGGAGGTTCCTTTGGAAGTGGGTTTGGGGGAGCTTCTGTAGCTGCTGGTAGAAGGCTTGATTTTAGCAAGCTAACCAAAGGTGAATATTATTCTAATAATCAAGCAGTATGGATTAAAGCAAATAGCACTAATGAGATATCCTATCTTAACAATAAAAATAAAATTGGTCCTCACGCAATATTAAAAGTATCTGCTCCTTTAACTTCTAAACCTACAGAAGAAGGGGTAAATGAAGCTTATGCAGCACTCTCAAGAGTCATAGAGATAGTTCAGGGTGGCAATAAACAACAAGCTCAAGCTGCCGCAGAGCAGATAAGAAAAGGTATCGGTTCAAACTGGACAAATATTGGTATGAGCGACCAATCCATGATTCCTGTGGCTGCCGCTATACCAATTCAATACGAAGGTGCGACCTATGGCCCATGGGAAACTAGCGGAGCTTCTGACGGAAAAACAAGAGTTCAGGTGGACGACAGCTTAGTTCCTTGGAATTATGCTGGTCATGTTCTCTTGAATCAAGCCGGACAAAACTTGGCCGACCAGCAAGTTACAAATATGCAGCAAGCTGAAATGGGAAGTATAAAAGTTCCCGGTTTACCAAACAAAATTAAAATTGGTCACGAGCTAAACCAAATAAATTCTGACTTTGCTCTCGTGGAAAACAGAAGCGTCTCCTCTATTGGCATAGTTGGGGGTGGTCAGCTTTCAGGTTTGTCTAGATACTACTACATTGATGAGCCAACTATGAATAATAGTTTTGGGCCAAATATAACAGGTATTCAAATAACTATAGGCACAGCTGGCGTAACAACCACATATAACTTTAGAACCTACACGCCTAAGTTCGCTAGATTTGCAAAACTCAATGCAGAACGACTTAAAAAACTAGCTAGAGCAAGGATTGCCGCAGCCAAAGAGCAAAGAAAACTTAACCTCAAAGCCCTTCAACTTCAAGGCAAAGGCTTCAGAGGAATTCCCGGAATGGGAGGTTTCACCGGAGGTGGAGGCGGAGGAGGAGCTGCTGGGCAAGGAGGTGGCGAAGGTGACGGAAGACACCAACAAGGCCAAAGAGTTGGTAAAGAGCAGGGAGCTTCTGCTGGTGGTAGCGTGGCGATTGCTGCTAAAGCAACTTCCATGACAACCGCAGATAGGCAACAGGGTGTCTCTGTAGATATAGCGTTCTTGCCCGGAGGAGAGTTGCAGACAGTTCTTGATGATGATTATGACCAAAAAGCAATAGCTGGTATTGAGTCGCTTCTTTATCCTGTTTCTCTTGGTGGAGATGCCGACCTTCCTCCTCTCGCTTTCTCTGCCGGAGGAGGTTCCGTGGCCAGCAGACCAAATGGGCCATACAACGGAGCTGCAAGTACGAGAGACCAATTACATGATGGTAGCTATGATATAGATGGGCTGCACGCTCAACCTTGGCAGAACCCTAACGGATTTAGTTTCTCCAGTCTTCAAAATGATAATCTTGGAAAATCAAGAAATGAAATTAATGAAGGTCATGGAAACGACTTAGTTGCCAGAGGAGACGAGCCTCCAGAATCATCTCTGTTTAGCGAAGTGGCTGAGCATCATGGTCAAAGCGAAGCTTATTCTGATGATTACAGATTCTTAGCACTTAAGGGTCCGATTATGATTCACGGCTGGGGCTATGACCTGCAAGGAAAGCCTATACCTAATGCCGCAGATACTGCTGGTGGAGCTGCTGCTGGTAGCTTTACAACGACAGGTTTAGAAGATAAGTTTTTACCGGGTTTCTTGAGAAATTCTCACACATGGCCAACTGCTCCTTTAGATTTGAGGTTTGACAGAGAAAGAGGTGTTTGGACAACACCTCAACCTCCTAGATTTGCACAGGTTATTTTAGAAAAGTGCGGCAAACAGCCAAACGTATTAGCACCCGGAGAAGAAACTGTCAGCCCTAAGGATTGCGCTGACGGTAAACTAACAGCCAAAGAAGTAGACGGAACCTCTCCTGCAGCTTGGGATGAAGATGGGGCAAACGCAAATGGCGACAAGTATTTAATTGTAAGAAATGATGGCGATAATCCTATACCTGTAGGTAAAAAGTTCAAAGTCTACTGGGACAATTTTATTGGTAGATGGTTACCTTTTGGAAGTGCCTCAAGCAGCGAGGATATTGTTGTTGCTAAGATGACTGACAACATGGAGCCTGACCAAAACGGAGAGGCAGAAATTGTTTGTCCTACTTCTCGTGCAGGCGAAATGATTGATGTGGTTAATACTCTTAAACAACCAATCGCAAAAGAAAAACACATAATAGCTTGGAATATAAACGATGAGTGCGATGACCCATGTGCTGATACATGCCCTCCGCCTAGCTCCGGCTCTTCTTCTAGCTCTTCTTCTAGTTCTAGCTCTAGCACACAACTTGACTCTTGCTATAGAGTCTTACAGGCAGAATTTTGTCCTCTAAATGTTGTTACTTCTGTTTATGTAGAAGAAAGATATGATGCACTTTATAGCAACTTGACATCTGGAGGAAGTACGGAAGCAAATGCGAACCCCGGTTGTAAAAAAGCTATGAGGAATGACATTAGCATTTGTGATAAGAAGATTGCTGTAAAAGTTTGGGTTGATGAATATGCTCAAACATGTCAGAGTCCTGTTGTTACTAGCTTGTGTGGAGGCAGCACAACACCCCCTACTACACCTCAGCCACGACCGTGTCCTCCATATTGTGGGCCCGGAGGAGGTCCCGGAGGAGGCGGCGGAGGCGGCGGAGGCGGCACTGGGCCCGGAGGAGGTCCCGGAGGAGGCGGTCCAGACCCACCAGCTCCACCTCAGAACCCTGATGAATTTTGTTTAACTGGGGGCGGAGCTGTAAATGCTCCAAATCTAGAGGGCTCATGCTGTACTTATACTGACGAAGACGGCAATAAGAAAATCATTCCTATTGATGACATATTGCCTGAACCCGGACAGACCACTAGCTCTGATAGGTGTGTGCTTGATAAAAATTCAACTATTGTTGGTGCGACGCCAGAAAACGGCGAACATGGACTTGGTGGTACAATTGGTACTTGTGCTAATGTTGAAGACTGTGTCATTGAATATACTCAAGATGGAAATGATATAGTCATGGTAGTTAGGTCCTACTGTGATGGAGAGGCTGTTGACCCAGATTTAAATGAAGATTGCGTAGGAGGCCCAGATTTCCATTGTTGTTGTTGTGATTTGACAAATAGCGACCTAATAACAAACGACTTAAACGATTGTTGTAGTATTATACCTATAAATCTTGCATTCACTAGAAATGACTGCCAAGGTCTCGGAGGTGAGGTAGTAACCTGTCCTGCAAACAAGTTCCCTGCTTGTCAAGACAAAACTTGTCCAGCAGAAGGAGAAGAACCAGACGATGAGGACACAGGTGCCTGTTGTCTTTACGAAAACCCAGAGCTAACCTTGGTCTGCAAACCAATTGGAAATGGTGATGCTGGCACTGTAACTAGAGAAGATTGTGAGGCTTTTGTTCATCCTCAAACTGGTAACCAAGGACAGGTTATTGATTGTGAGAACTGTCCTGAAGTTCCAGACCCAATCGTTCCGGGTTTTTCAGGAGGTTGTACTACGGAGTATAGAGGAGGTTTAGACAGCCAAAATTATCCCGGTCCTATTCCGGGAGCAACTATTTGTGGCCCCGGCACAAAAGACACTGATTGTGATATGATTTGGGACAACGAGGAGATTAACCATTGGCTTGGGATTGACACCAGTGTCGAAGGTGCCATTACAGGAGGAATCGACTGCCCAGAGTGTCTGGTCTGTAAAACCGATAGCGATGACATTCCTTTTGTCAATATACCAGCTTTCAGTCTAGCTGAGAAAGCCGCCCAGTGTATAAAGATAGGAGGAGGTGGGTATGGCGGTACAGTAGCGTGGGCTAGAGACTATCCCGGAAATAGATACTTTGATAAAAACTGTAGCTGGTGCTGTGAAGATGGCTTAGATGGAAGCTTGTTACCTATTGGCCAATTCGGACTTAGCGCCAAAGAGTGTAGAGAAATTGGAATTGGAGGGACTGTTGTTTCTTGCAATCATGACCAGTTTGAAGAAGGAGAAGGAGACGCCGCACAGACTGATGACCGTGAGAATACATCTGACGACGAAGCGTCAAATCTAGGAGATGGAGGCCGCTCAGCAGATGTTGACGACAATGAGATTGCTCCACGAGGAATTAACGACGACCCAACAGACCCAAATTATTTTGTGGGAAGACCTACAAATGCACTCGGTCAGGCAGTATCTGCGCCTAGTTCAGCCGCTGGTTATTCTAGCGGTTCTACAGGAACCTCAAATCCTTGTGACCTGTCTAGTGCTTTGTCAACTTCTCAGGACGATGTAAACCTCACTATATGTACGATTGTACCTGCTGGAGCTATCACTTCTTCTGCCAGCTGTTCTCCCAGTTACCCCGGTTTTGGTACAGCCGCGTTTACAATACACTCCTGCGCTGATTATAAATTTAATATGGAGTTTGACCATGTGATGTATCCGTTATTATGGATAGATGTATGTGAGAGAACAATATATCTTCAGTCTGCCTATAGCAATCCTGTATGTAGCACAGAGCGAGGCGCAGATGTAAAAGAGCCCAAGCAGTATAGCTCAGAAAATTCACAGAACGTAGAGATGCCAGTATTTAATAAACCTTCACATGAACTTACGTATGATTTCTATGGATACACGAGTCCTCCACCTGCAAGTAAAATTATGACAGGCACATTTAACCATGATAAAGCGAATGAGGTTGAAGACCCAGAACCAGAAATAACATTTGAAGAAGGAACTGAGAGCGCAGGTATCTGGAGCTGGGAAAGTTGTGAAAACTGTGGAGGTACAACGTCAAGCGGGGGTTCAACGTCAAGCGGAGGCTCAACAAGCTCTGGGGGCGGAAACACAACTAATTTAGCAGGTATAAACGTACCTAACTCTGCTTCAGACGGAGAGAGTAGTGACTCAAGTATAAACTCTCCTGCAGGCTCTCCTCCTACATATTCAGAAGGTGATTAGTGATGAAATGGGCTACTGGGGTAACTGTTGCTCCTAGAAAAAATCCTACATTTGATAGATGTTATCAAAGTTTTTTGGATTCAGGATTTAAACCGCATATATTTAAAGAGCCGGGTGTATCAATACATCCTGCTTTCTCAGTAAATGGTGTGACAGAAAGAATGTACACTTTAGGCGCATGGAAAAATTGGCTGCTTGGGCTGAGAGAACTTAGAACTTCTAAACCAAACGCAGATATTTATGGCATGTTTCAGGACGATGCCTTATTATGCAAAAATGTAAAGCCATATCTTGAAGAAGTTTTATGGCCATCTCCTAACGCATCTGTTGTTTCTATATATACTCCCAGACCATATGCCAGCGATAATACATGGAGCTATGGGCAGCTTCCTTTATGGGGTGCTGTTGCTTATTTTTTTACTCCTAATATGTTGGATTCTTTACTCAATCACCCTATAATAAGAAGGTGGGATAGGGATAAATGTATAGATATAAAGGTTGGAGAATGGTCTGAAGCCATTAATAAAGCACCAATGTTTCATAACCCATCTCTCGCACAACACATATCAGAGTGTTCTTCTATATGGGGTACGGATGTTGCCGCAGAAGGAGATAGGGCTGCATTTGACTTTGTTGGAGAGAACTTTGACGCTATGCAACTTTTAGTTGGTGTATAGTTTATTAGTGGCCGACAACTTAAACGGAGAAACCAAATGAAAGATATTTGGAAAACTGTTGCAACCTCTGCTTTGAGTTGCGTTATTTTAATGGTAGGGTTCTGGATTGTTCAAGCCAGAGACTATGTTACAAGACCAGAAGTCTCAGACATGATTCAAACCGAATCACCTTACTTGGTAGATAAGCAACTTGTCTTGCAGAATATAAATGAGATGAAAGACGTGCTCCAAAAGAACACAGAAGTCATAGCACAACTAAACTTAGAGATAGCTAGATTAAGGACAGAGCTAGACAGACTGGACCAATAGTATGAAGATACCAAAGAAGTATAAGGAAAGACTTAAGAAATACGAGGAAAAAAAGAAAATGAACAAGGAAGAAAACAATAAACAGGAAGAGGAAGTAAAGGCGCCTAGCCTTATAAAACAAGCCAAAAAGTTTTCCGTTGACGCCATTAAACACGCTGTCAAGGGAAACCCTACTTGCACACAAGAACAAATCGACGAAAGATTAAAGATATGTGAATCTTGCAAGTGGTTCAGAAGCAACAGGTGCATGAAGTGCGGATGCGCCTGTAATAAGAACAAGAAGTATTTAAACAAACTTGCTTGGGCAGACCAATCGTGCCCTATTGGAAAATGGGGTCCGATAGAAGAAGAAAAATAGAGGTGAGTTTAGCGGAATAAACTAGAGTGAGCCACGCCAGCTTCCGCTTCTCACCTCTTCTTGTTTACCACTGATACTTTTCTATTACAGCTTGCTGCAGTAGCACTTTGAGTATCTGCGCCTCTGCAAACGATAAGGTGTGCTTGACCTCAGACAAACTTCCGCTCTTAGGCTTTCTAGCAAGTCTAATGTAATAGCCCTTGCCTTCAGCCTTTTTAAAGCCAAATGTAGTGCTGCCTTTAGCGTTTTGGTGGTATATACCAGAGAACCTTCCTCCGCTTTGCCCTGCTTCCTCTTTTTCGTTATTAAGCACAGCTAGTATTTCACCAATATCAGCTTCGCCAAGCTTAAGAGTGATTGACTTTTTATCATCTTTTTCACTCCAAGAAAATTTTGCATTGCCATTGCTGTCGGTCCCAGTCTGAGGAGAGGCAACCCAAAACAACTGCACATCTCGAATCTTGAATGGGCCGTTTGCGCCAACCTTCTCAGACTCAACCGTCTTCATTTCAAGACGACTAGCTGAGCCAGTATTACTCTTGTTAGGTTTATAGACTCTCCATTGAGTCTTTTTGCGATTAGTTTGCATCAAAAACTTGCCTCCAGTTAGCATCATAACCTTTTATAGCCTCTGGAATTTCTTCCATGTTTTGTTGGTAGTGCGACAAACGCTGAATTACTTCAGATGCTTGAGAGTGCCTAACATCTCTAATTGTCGATACTACAGGGTATTGTGACCTGATTAGCTTTTCAACGCTGATATCAAGGCCTCTACCTACAGATTTGCACATCACATCAATAAAAGAAATCTGAGAGTCATTAATATTTTCCGAGTAGTCTGCTTCCTCATTGGACGCCACTTCAGAAAGTTCCTCGGCAGCTACAACCTTTCTGAGTTGTAGAAGTCTTCTAAGAGCTCTTCCTTCTGCTCTAGTCTCAGCCATAGCAACAGGGAATTTACTGTATGGCATATCTGTGTTCTTATGCCAAGCATCACCAGAGCCCGTCGCTGTTCTATGATGCAGGTTATCATTCCAGTTGATTACGACAGTTATCGAACAGGATACAGTGGCTCTACCTTGATTTTCCTTGTTTGGCGTTTGAACTATGTTTGATTTCATCTCAATAATTGGGCCTAGAACAAGCTCTGTCACTCTCCTAAGACCATCAACCGTAGGACTACCATCAACGAGCTCATCATATTCAAACTTGCTCAACACATAGTCACTCCACTCTGGGTCACAAATTGATGGAGCAGGGCTACTATGCACTTCCTCGGATTCTTCTAAAAGTTCATCTACAACCTCATCGTTAGATGCCTCGAAATCTCCATCGCTTGACTCATCTCCAAAGTCAATGTCATCAATAGCAGCTAACGTTTTCTGTTCTTCTATCATTTTTACTAACTCCAATTTTCCTTTAATAGCCTTGACTTCAGATTCATCTAGGCCATATGTTTCCACAAGCTCTTTTCGTATTTCTGCTACTTTAACACCAGCATAATCAGCAATCGCCATTTTATTCACCTATCAAAATAAGTCTATTGTTTTTGTCCGGAAATTTCTTTTTGAGCTTTTCCAGTTCTTGCTCTAAAGAGACCATCACTTCTCTTTTGTATTTTTCAGAGAGTCCCTTCGTATGCTTTATTCTAACTAAAATTAGACCGCTAGACAATATCAAACCAGATTTTTGGTTATCACTTCTTTGAGTTTTCTCAAAAGAATCTTGTCCCCAAACTGGGTAAAAGTGAGATGGTCCATCAACCTCTATAGCTACAGATAACTCTGGTAAAAAGAGGTCTATTTCAAGCCTTTCATTTAGCAGCATATGCTTCTTGTGGAAGTCAACTCTATAGCCCTCAAGAATTAGATTTTCTAAAATATATTTTTCTAGTTTAGAGCCTTCTCTACTAGCTTTTCTAATTGCCTCAGAAGAAAGCTTTTGCAGCTCGGCCTTTTGCTCCTCTGTCATATTCTCCCACTGCTTTCGAGACATCTCTGACCTGCGAGCTTTTTCTTTGGAGTCCATTGACTGCCAGTTATCGTAAACCGAATTGCTAATTTTTTCTCTAGTTTCCTGAGAGTGCTTTCTACCTTTGGTGGGATGCTTATGTCTTCCAGAGCTCAAAGCGCAACTTTGAGCCTCAGACTTACTTCTAGGTTCTATACCAACAGATATAGCAGCTCTCCTAATTTTGTTTGGGTATGTACCAAAATCTTCGGCTATACTAGCAAAGCTACGTTTATTTATAACGTACTCTCTAACAAAGTATTCTCTATTAAGACTTTCCATAATGATTAACAATTCCCATTAGTGCGTTTGGAGAGAAGTCAGGCATAACAAACTCTGGCTCTTTCCAACATTCTTTTATAAGCATATAGTGTCTGTCACTTCTTGCTATTAATTTTATATCGTCGTTGTTGTAAATTTTAGATAGCTCTTCATGATTATAGTCTGGCAGTCTAAGCCACTCTAAATCCCATACATAGAAAAGCTTTTCAGTAGGACCTGATGCGCTTAGCAAGGTTTTAGCGCTAGCTAAGTCTGTGGCTATGACTGGCGCGTCATATCCCCATATATCGGTCTCGGACATTGTTGCGAACAAAGGCATCACAGGGTGAACAGCGTGCTCCTTCACAAACATGACAACATCTACATTTGTCGCCTTTTCTGCTATCCAGTTTGCAGACTTAGTTGCGTAATATCCGAGTTGAGAGTTATCAACTTTCTTCAACATTATACCGGCTTTTCTCATACATATCTCCCTATAGCTTTGATGGAGTCTGAAGAGAACTCTTTGTAGCCAAGCTTTTCATAAAGCTTTGATACACAATGAAAGTAGGTGTGATTTGAGACTACATATTCATAGCACTTTTCCACATGTTCCTTTGCAAAGTTTTCTTTATATAAAAGCGTTCTCATATAGTTCATAAAATCATCCATACTTGATGGCACTGGCATGTAGTCTCTATCTAGGAAACAGTTCACAGCAGATAAACAAGGAGTTTTCATCACCATCGCATTACAAATCATATCAGAGTTACCTGATAAATCAGCAAAGACTTTGGTTGACCGCATTGCATCAGGAATATTCCTAGCAAAAATCTTGCCTATATAGTTTTGATGATGCACTCTACCATTAAGGCTAAACGCTTTGAAGTTAAACTGGTGCATACAATTCATTATCTCACTAACATTTTCCTCCAAACACATGACCTCACTAGCATACTTGGCTTTCTCTTGCCCAACACTGTGATTAAAGTCAACTAAATTAGCGTACGGAATTAGTGGTAACGTATAGTTTGACTCTTCAATATCAGTGGCGCATAATAAATCTACAGGCCACTCTGGTTTGAAATTACTTCCTATAACAACAAGCTTCGTATTTTTATATTCGTTTCTAGCATTCATTATACTTGGAGTGTAATCTTTATCTAAGCAAACTACAATGTCTGGTGAGTGCTCATAGAACATGTCCCAAGTAGGCTTTTCTTTTTCATTCCAAATGAGTATGCCATCGTTCACAGACGCTAATGCTGAAGATATACCAGCAAGCTGCGAGCTTGGGCTATTATCCAACGACAGTTTACAAACTATTTTTAGCTTCATAATATTTCCCTTGCTGTAGCCAAGTCTTTAGACGAGTCTACGTCAGTAATTTTCATTCCTTGAGGAGACAGAGATTTAAACTTGCCACCTTTTTCTATTATCTCATTCATTGCCTCAAAACCAAAGTAGTGAGACTTATCCCTATTCCAGCATATCTTTTTAAACATTTCTAGCTCATCGCCAATGAGAAAGGCTATTTGCGCCCATTTGTTTTCTATGTCTGGCAGCATTTGCTCTACATAATTATTGGATATATTACAGCCAACTTCGTCATCTTTCATTGTGCTTGAGTTGTCAATGATAAGCGAAGAGCACTGTGGCTTTAAGTTTTTTATTGTTTCTTCGTTGAATACTAAATCCCCATAGATTACTAGAACATTCTCTGATGTAGCAGCTCTTAAGCCAAGACCTATACTTCTCACAACGTTTGTGTTCTCATAATTTTCATTCTCAATCTTTATTAAATTTTTAGGCGTATTATTCATCAATTTATCAGCTTCAAAACCACAGACAAGTATAATTTCGTGATTTGTGAAGTTATCGTTTATTATCTCTATTTGATTTTCTACAATATTTTTTTCAGGCGTTATCTTTATTAAGGACTTTGGTCCATAAGACCTCATCCTTTTACCCATACCAGCAGAAGGTATAATTATGCTGTACTTTTGAGACTTCTTGCCTCTTATATTTGTAGTATTTTTAAACTTCATTAGCTGGTCAAATAGGCTATGTCGGAAGAAAGGTCATTCTCATACTTGTGCAGAGAGAACGCTAGTGAGTCATCATGTATAATCATATATTTTGAAGAGATTTTTAACAGTAAATTATGGTTATAGAGAGAGCTCAAGTTTTCATCCATAGAAAACTGTTCGCACACAGATGTATTCACAAAAATAGGAAACATCCCCAAAAGATTTGGAAACGTTTCTGTATCGTAAGGAGGCAATAAAATTTGGTTTACCAAGTCGTCCTTATCTTCTATACAGCAATCAAAGTATATGCCTCCAACTAGACTGTCGCGACTAAACCTGCTAGCTGCCCTTGTCAAAATACTAAGGTCATAAAATTTGTCTCCAGCCCTTACAAAGCAATATACTCCATGAGTCTTATCTAAATTATTAAAAAAAGAACATGGTGAGTCATCTTCATTTATAAGTATCTCATGGTTATCGTAAGTCTGCTTTTCGATTGACTCAATTGTTTTTTTTCTGGCTAAAGCATCTGACCCAGAGATAATAATCCCTATTGAGGGAAGTTCGGGCACACTTGATGTATCGGTATTATGTTGTTCAGACATTCATCTTCCTCTATTTTTTCCTCTAAGTTTTTATCTTTGTTGCCGTTGTAATACCTATATACATTACTAAGCATGAAGAAGCCATTACCAGCCTCGTTCGGAGAGATTGCGGCAAACTGTATAAGGTCTTCGCCTATAGCTCTATTTATCTGCTCAAATGTGTCGCTAGGCACTTCTACGCCGGAATAAAACACACCAAAGTAGGGCTTTGGCTCAGTGGAAACAATTATATCTAAAGCCTCTCTATCTGTTATAAATGGCTCCAAGAGATTTTGAACTCTCCAAGGTATATCTCCGCAGTTTGAAGCCATCATCCCAGCGAGTTCTCTTGGTCCATACTGACAGTCCTGTTTTCTAACAAGAACTATATATATTGGAGGTATGGTTTGACTGACTAAAGACCTTATTGTCTTTTTCATATCATCTTTATTGTCACCAGCAAAGACCAAAGCTTGGTACTTTATCTTCATCTCTTCTCTTGCTGTTGACTCCCAGTCTTGCTGTGCAACATTGTTGTCGTCGGCCCACTTTTGATTTCTACACATCATGCAGAAGCGACCCTCTATGACGTAGAACTTTTTATCCGTTTCTTCGTCCTCGCAGTCAAATGCACACTCAAGTTTTTTATACTTATCCAACCTTCCTATAGAACAGCCTGTCTGCTGGTTGTCTTCCCATTCAGCAAAGACGCAGTCTCTACACAAACTTCTAACCATTTGGAATTGACCTTTGAGCTATTAAAGTGTAATTTATATCAGATAATTGTTTAGAAATTATATTTAACGAACCCATCTCTAATAACTGCTGCATTTCACCTATACTGCTAGATGACTGTCTTTTATTGTACATTACAGAAGCTGCATTAGATGTATTTATAAACCCATTTGTAATTTGTCTACCAACCTGATGAAGGTCTAGCCCCGATACTATTATTTTACCTCCGTACCTTAGCTTTTTGACTATTTCAGACAAAAAATCTTTTCTTTGTGATACATAGTCTAGGCAGTCTTCTAGAAGTATTTCTTCACAGCAACCATCATCAATATCCATAACCTGTGCTAGGTCTACGTATTGATATCCGTCTTCAGACCCGTCTACAATTCCGGGTAGATACAAAGCTATTTTCATTTTACATCCTCGTATATATTAAACTGCAAGCTTCTTGCATGATATTGTTCCAAGACTCTGAGAACGTTTCACTCTGAGTCTCAACAACATAACCTAGTTTATCCCAAGTGTCACGACTGGCCTCACTTGAGAATACATTTATATCGCCTTCAAACGTTTGCAATGTCCGCCATTCTTGAATATTAAAGTTCATATATTCTTGCGTTGGTACTTGATGCTCAAGCAGAATTAAGGGCATATGAAAGTTATCACAGGCGTTTCTAAAAAACTGGAAGAAGCCTCTGTTTGTGCAAATGGCTAAATCCAGAGTTATCCTGCTGGGCCAGCTTTCTGAGCTTACAATGTAACAGTTATCAGGTTTTTGTACTTCTTTTGGCCAGCCAACATCATTTACTTTAGACCAACAGTATATATTGTGACCTGTGCTTGCAAGTTTAACAATATACTCAATATCATCGTCGATAAGTGTAAGTATGTTGTATGGCTCGTCTTTTTTTCTGGTGGCGTTTCTAATTATGGTAGCTAATGCTGTCATGCTAGCAACTCCTTGATAAGCTTTCCAACTTCTTCATAAGAATATTTCTTGAATTCTTTTAAGCAACTATCAGACTTTTTCTGATATATCTCTTTGTCTTCGTAGGCTTGTCGCATACAAGTCATAAGTTGTCCTATGTCTAAGTGTTGCCACCTCTCTCTTCCGGTATATATATCTGGTAAAGGAGCTTCTTTTGTCATACATGGTTGCAAAGTAGTATCTACAACCCAGCCATTATCTTCATTCACATACTGAGTCATCCCTGTGTAGTTAGGTACTATACAAGGGTTCCCCATAGCCATAGCATCGAAGGTTGGCATCGACCAAGACTCTCCGTGCGATGGCATGACGAAGCAGTCACAAGTATCATGCAGAGCCATGAGATGGTCTTCTGGCAGCATGTCCGTTATCACAATATCTTTTTTATATTGGTCAAGAGATGGGAACATTCTAAGCCTAGACTTTATACTTGTTATCTTTGCGTTTATTTCTGAAGACAATTGCACAGGGTTTACGCCAGACTTGTTTGCTTTTATTACAAGTTTTGCATTTTCATATGGTTCAAACTCAGCATGAAAAGCAGATATCAGAGCAACGAGATTTTTTCTCTGCACAAACTCGCCTATAAAATAAAATTTAAAGTCATCGGCTGATGTGTGAGGTATATTCAACCTCCCGTAGTTGTGATGATACTTATCAATATCACAAGGTATTGGAACAACTTTGACTTTATCGGGATGTACTCCGCTACCTGTTAGAGCCATCTTGTTAGCTGCGCTCGGAACCCAGACTTCATCCATTAGTTTTGCGTGACCTACCCAAGATGTGTTTTGCAGGTCATATGTTTCCAAATGACACAGCAATATATTCTTCATTCCAGCTTGATACTGAGCTAGGTGAGGAAGGCAGTTTTGGATAACGACATCATATTCTCTAAAGTCATTAAACTCATACTCAAGCAAGTCTTCATGCAGCTCACAAAATGAACTTCCCATATATATGGGTCTTATAGCTAGTTCACAAGACTTAGATATTGCTTTTGCATATTCGTTCGCAGCATTGCCCCACCCATCGCTTTGTCTATATGGCCCTACAAATAAAACTTTTGTCATTGACTTCTCCTTGCATGAGCAAATTGTATATAGTCTGGAAACTCCATCTGCATTTGGCCACATCTAGCAGCTTCACAATTATTAATGTTTTGGCAATGTACTTTTAATATATTTACCAGCTTCTCTCTGTCAAAATGCTTCCAGCCTCTGCCGTCAAACCTAGCCTTATGGTTTAGGTCTTTTACATATTCGCTTTTTCTAAAGGTATTCTCTCTGTCTACGCCTAGGGTTTGATTAATTAACATCTCAACATAGTGCGAGTTGTTGGGGATATCCTGTATGTTAAAGTTTGCGGGCGCCGGTCTAGCAGGAGAATTCCACTTGTTCTGGTTCTTCTTAAATTCAATTGAATCAAAATGGTCTTCCCAAACTTTTGCTGTTTGGTCCCAAGTGTAATGCTCAAATACCCCTTCTCTAGCTTTCATTCCTTTTCTTTGTCTAACAGGCTGGGGAGACGAAAAGAAATGCAGTAGACTAGAAACCAAGTCGCTGTTATCAGGCATCGCTCTATACGCGCCTGTCTCAAGCTCTCTGAAAAGTCTCTTGACTTTTATCGGGTATCCATTTATTTTTCTCACAACATCTGTCATAGCACTGTAGTCAACAGCCATGACAGGAACTCCGCAAGAAGCAGCCTCAACTTGAGGCATTCCAAAACCTTCGCATATAGCGTACTGAACATGTACATCAAATATATTGTAAATTTCAGCAAGCTGCTCATCTGTTATACCGGAAGAAACACTTGGGAATACTGCCGTGTAAGCTTTTGTAAACGGAGAAACCGCCTGAGCCCCACGGAAAAACGATGGGAAGCAGTTGCCAGTTTGCTTGCACACGTAAGTAAACAAGACCTTGTTACCGAGACCGAATTCTTTAAGTAGCGTTGGGAAATCCCATCCTACATCTGGGTAACTCGTGTGGCAATACAAGAAAGTTTTCTGAGCTAGCTCCTTTTTTCCTTGTCTTTCACATTCGTCCAAATATTCTCTGAAGGCGGCAAATAAGTCAGGGTAAAGCTTCCTTTTCTGATTCCTCATAACAGTGCCAATTATCTTGACATCTTCCTCTAATCCCATGGCTCCTTTGTGAGCTGTTTTGTTTTTTACGGGGGAAAAGATTTCAGTATCAACTCCGGGAGATGCTGAAGAAATGAGGTTAAGAGTTCCTGCTCCTTCTTTTTCTAAGACATCGTAGCTCCAGTCGGAATAAGTAAACACAGAGTCGGCTCTTGAAAATATCTCCAACCACTCTGGTCTTTGTGGGGCAGAGTCAACGGTTGGCATGATAGACCAGTGAAAGTAATCTTTCAGAGGCGAGTTAGCTTGATAATTAAGCATCCAAAAGTCTCGGATGTCCCACACAATGTTTGGCTTAAAATCTAGAGCTACCCTCTCAAATCTCCACTCTCCAAACTGATTAGAGGGGTTTCTTTGGTACTCTGAGAATCTAGGGTCTTTGTCAGTAACTGCGTTAGCATAGTAGTCCCAAGGTATACTTGAACTTCTTGGGTCTTGAACCGTGCCATATGTTGCAAACTCAGCTATGTCATATTTACCTGTATTATGCAGTCTAGTCAGGACTTCTCTTCCGTATTTGCCATAGCCACTACATAAGAATGAAGCTTCATTACAAAATAAAATTCTTTTTCTATCACTCATTAGCAGACTCTTTTATTTTTACAATTGCTGATTTAAATTTATCATTTGCCCAACCTCTAGACCTACCAAAGTTTTGCCCTATTTCTTTCATAGTATAGCCAAAAGACCGCATTTCTAGTACGGCCTTTTCTTTGCTGGTCAAGTCAGACGGATAGATTTCTTTTAGAGGGTGCTTTGTTATCTTTTCGTCTTGGAAGCTACCGATATTTATATTCAAATCGCCAAAGTTAAGGATGCGATTTTTTTTCTTAGACTCAATAAATCTTATTATTTCCCATCTTATATAATACCAAGCTATTGTAGACAAAGCTCCTCTTGATGGGTCGTATTTTCTTATAGCCTTCCATAGCCCTATTCTGCCAGCTTGAACATACTCATCGTAATCATTTTCGTTTTTAGGGCAGAATTTTTTTGCGAGAGAGACAACCAACCCAGTGTTATCCAAGATTAGTTGCTCTTCTCTATCCTTGATTGCCTGCATTACGTGACTAATTCCTTCTCTTTTACCTCAGCAGATTCTTGCTTCTTAGTATTTGCACGAGGAGGGAATTCAAAATTGCTGACTCTTACTTTTTCTCTAGACCTTTTATTTCCTTCTTTGTCTTCCCATCTTTCATTCTTCAAAGAGCCATGAATAATGATGTTGTCACCCTTATCAAACCACTTTGCTATAGTCTCTGCTCCGCTGTCCCAAGCTTCACAATTAACAAAAGTAGTTTCTTCGTCCGAGTTTCCATCTTTCTTTCTGAATCTTCTAGATGATGCGATTACAAAATTGACAACTGTTGTTGTCTTATCGCCATTAGCAATTTTTTTAAGCTCAGGTGTTTTTGTTAAAGCGCCACTGATATGTACTATATTCATTATAAATTCCTTTAATCAAATGCAAGTATATATATTATATATGTGTAACAGTTTTACGACAACTATATTTGCCAAACTTTCTTAATCATAAAACTTTCTTTTGCTCTATCAAGCTCACCATTTATCATAACAGTATTGCCTTCAAAGAGCAGGTTTTTATACTCTTCCCAAGCGTCTGAAAAGATAACGCAATCTATAGCGCAGCTGTAATCACTGACTGTGGAAAATGCCATCTTAGCACCTCTGTTTGGGCCATTCTTTATTTGTATCTCTCTGACAGCGTCTACCTGAACAGCTATTAAGGGATAATCTTTTATATTTTTATTTATCACATCTTTACATATCGCATTGGCAGAACTTGTATCGCAAGCGTCAACTTTGCTGCATGTCAAAGGTATTCCTAGCAAATGCTCCTCTTTCCCTGCTACCCACTCAGGCATGTCCTCAAGCTTATAGGGAGGGCTTTCTAAAGACATAACCATACCCTTGACAGACTCTAGCCTCTTCTTGTTTGCCACCGCTCCCTGCTTACCAGTAGGCAGTGATACGACATGCTTGAGTATTTCTAGAAATTCCTTGTCTCTTTCGTCAGGGTTTTCAAGAAGATGGTTTTGAATCCAACCTTTTTCTTTGTTCGTCAACTTTTGAAACAGCTCGTATTCATAAAGCATCTTAGTCCTATTGGACGACATGTAAGACATTGCACCAACTGAGATAAGGGCTTTTACTGCTGTGCTTGTTATCTTGTCAGAAAAGAACACAAGAAACTCTCTCCAACACCAAGCGTCTATTTCTTTATTAAGAGTCTTCTCAACATCGTCTTTATGCCTCTTGATTTTGTCAATAACAGCTTGACCAACGCTCTTCACATTTGAAAGACCAAAGAATATCTTTTCATCAATAATCTTAAAGTTTTTATTTGACTTTCTTAGGTCCGGAGGAAATATTTCTATGTTCATAACTCTACAGTTATTCACCAATTCATTTATCTCTTCATGAGGCTTTTGCTTTTCTTTTGAATAATAAAGATAAGAAGTAAAGAACTCTTTGCTAAAGTGAGCTTTGGCGTATGCTGAGAGGTAGGCATTGAAAGCGTAGCTGACTGCATGAGATTTATTAAAGCTATACCGTTGAGACTTTTCAATCCAACTGAATATTTCTTCGGCTTGCTCTTTGGTCACGACACCCTTCTCTTCTGCTTTTTGCAAGAATGAGGTCTTTACCTGAGCCATAACATCGGTTTTCTTTTTGCCGATAGCCTTCCGAAGGATGTCGGCCTCTTGTAGATTGAAACCAGCTATCTCCTGTGCAATCTGCATACTTTGTTCTTGATACACAAGAATTCCAAATGTCTCCTTTAGAGACTGCTCCAAAGCAGGATGGAAGTATTCTACAGATTCACGACCATGCTTTCTGTCAATGTAGTGGTTGGTAAGACTTTTTCCCTCTACGATAGCTTCCATACATCCGGGTCTCATAATTGATATGAGTCCAGCAAGCTCCTCTATGTTTCTGGGGCGCGTCTTTTTTGCCAAACTTTGGCCAAGCCTACTCTCAAGCTGGAAACAACCCTTAGTATTTCCGCTGCTAATTAAATCCCAAGTCCTTTCACAGTCCAAAGGAATCTCTCCAATATCAGGTCTAAACAGAGTTTTCCTGATTTCTTGCCTAGCATCGTCTGAATTTTCAGAGCTTGTCTTAAATTCACAGCCACAGGCAAAAGTCAAAGTAGCCATTATTCTTCTCCAGAAAAGGAGTCTCTAAATCTAACATTTTTAGCAGTTCTTCGGTACAGACGCAAGAACCTACACAATAAATTAGCAGTATCCTTTACATCTTTAAGTGCGTCATGGGCGTTTGCAGTGCTCATCCCTAGATAATCTCTCATATTATCCATACTAAAGCTCGTAACGTCCCTAGAGTTCTCAAACCAAGGAAACATCCAGTGCATTAAGTCTAGCTTGTCTCGCGGATGAAAAATTTCTTTTCCAGAGGTGTGTTGCTGACACATCCTATTTACGATATGCAAATCAAAACCAAGTATATTATACCCGCAGGCCAGAGGAGCTGAAAACTTTGTTTTGGTTTTGCCGGTCTTGTGAAATTTTTGCAGGAATCCGACGAAGTTAGACCATACATCTTTTTGGCTCGGTGCATTTCTCCAAGACTCCAATATCTCGTCAGTAGAGCAGTCTCTGATATTAGCGTGCCATTCTATGGTCGCCCTATTCCTATCTACATAGTCATCGGAATCTATGTCTACGGGACGCATGAAAGAATTGAACTCTGCGTTCTTTATTATTTCTAGCTTTCTAGGGTCAACAATTACAGCAGCAAGCTGTACCGGATTTACCTTATGTGGGTCTCTGCCATCTGTCTCGAAGTCAAAGACACAAATCTTGTTATAGTTCATAATTAGTTCTCGCTAGTACCTAGTTTCTTAAGAATATTGCGAATCTTTAGTTCTAAGCCAGACTTTTGTGTCCTAACTCTTTCAAGTTCGTGCATCAAAAGTTGCTCTCTAAGTGTGTTTGTGTACTCTTTAAATGCCATCGCTCCATGTTGGTACGAATGAAGCTGTTTCTTAAGCTCTGCTATTTTCTTTGATGCCATATATATTGCATCTACGTCTCTGTCTGCGCCGCTAAGCAGGTCGTCTATAAAATCAGGCAACCACTTATCAATAGCTTGGCTTACATGTTCTGGTTCAAACATTGCTGAGACCAACCGCCTTAGAGATACACTCCAAAGAGATGTCCATTTTGTCCCTGCCCGTCTGCATCAAATAAGACGGGTGGTAACAAGGCACTATTAACGAGTCCATATAATCAACAGAGTGGGCTTCGCCTATATAGTCACCAAGTTTAAATGTTTTTTTCAATTTTAGCATGAGCCCTGTAGGAACTTTTCCAAACGTCAAAATTACTTTTGGTTTAAGCTCTTTGATTTCTGACCATAGCCAGCCTTTACAAGAATCTATCTCTTCTTTCTTTGGCGCTCTGTTTTTCTTGCCGACAACAGGCCTGCACTTAACAACATTGGTTATGTAAACATCTTCTCTAGAAACACCGCATTGAGAAAGCATTTTTGTCAGCAGTTCTCCACATCTACCAACAAAGGGCTCTCCTAACAAATCTTCATCTGCTCCGGGAGCTTCTCCCAGCAGCATTAAGTCGTTCTTGTTGCCTTTACCCCATACAACTTGATTCCTAGTCTCGCATAAACCACAGCCTCTACAGTCTTTCCAATCCTCAGACTTCATTCTATATCTCCATTTTCCAAAATTTCTTGAACGCCCATAATCTTATCTAACATGGCAATTCCTAAAACGTCAAACTTTATCATACCAATATCCTCCATATCTTGCATCTCAAGACCTCCGACAAGCCGTCTAGCTTTTGTATCTAGAACCATAGGGCATATCTCGTTAAGAGGAGAGGGTGAAATTACGACACCAGCAGCGTGTTTACTTTGAGCTCTTTTTGTACCTTCAAGCCTAATAGCCTGCTCGAATCTTTTGGAAAGTCTGCCTTGCATGTTTCCCTCGTCGTCAATATAACACCACTCTCTTAGCTCGTCTGGCTTATGTTCAAGAGCCCAACGTATGACTGATGACCCACCTGTCTCTTCCATCATTTCCTGAAGGTCTTCCGCAACAGCCGCCTTGTCAGGTATGTGCTGGGTAATCATATTCATTTCATTAAAAGAGATACCACCATAAGCCCTTAGCACGTCTTTTATTGCTCCTCTACCCATCATTGTTTGGAACGTTATCATTTGCCCAACTTTTTCTTCTCCGTATCTCTCCTTGATGTAATCAATAATTTCGTCTCTTTTGGAAACAGGAACATCAATGTCGATATCAGGCATAGAAACTCTTCCTCCGGTGTTTCTTCCTGCGTTATAGAACCTCTCAAAAATTAATGAGTATTTTATTGGGTCAATTGATGTAATTCCAATTAGGTAAGAAACCAAACAACCAGCGGCAGAACCTCTACCCGGACCGGGTAACCAGCCATTGTCTCTGACAAAGTTGACTATATCTCTAACTATCAAGAAATAGCTTGACAAGCCAGCTCCCTGCAAGACTTTAAGTTCATGCTTTACTCTTTCTGCATACTCTTGGTGTCTTGATTTGTCAACCACACCTCTTATTTTTTCCGCCCAGCCATCTCTGCATAGTTGTCTAAGATGTTCATCTGGACCTAGTTCACAACTGTAAGGAGGTAGGATTGGTTCCCGAAGTATCTCATAGTCCTCACACATGTCAGATATCAAAATTGTATTTTCAATTTCATCCTTAGTGTGAATCTCTTTCATCTCTTCAAAAGACGGTATATGGTACTTGTCCGACCTGAAGAATGTTGACAGAGGCACCTTTTCG